CGAGACGATCGGCAACGCAACACAAAACCCCGAATTCAGTATTGACCTGTCTCGGGTTGATTTTGAAGCATGGGAGCCGAGCTATCCAAACGATGAGCTTGCAACCCAGGCGCTGACGTTCCATGCGCTGTACGACCAGACCAACGGGAATGTGGTCAATGACTGCTACCTGTGGAACGAGCAGAGTTCGTATTAAGCGCTGCGCGGCACGGTTCTTTTACTTCTGAATAGCGAATTCGTAAGGGACGAATCCCGTCTCAGCAAAGTGGGAGTTGTCGGTATCAGTTATTCGGACCTCCGAGCTGAAAGATAGAAAGCCCTCTCCGTTTCCAATCATCAACACTTCGGTGCAGTTGGGGACCGAGAAAATAGCTCCAGATTCCATCAGCGCGGCAAATCCTATCTGATCATCGGCAGCGAAAGATTCCTGCAGCTGCCCGTAAGATTCCTTGTTGCGCGAGACAATCGCAATTCCTTCGCAGTTTGCTGGATCGTCATTGGTGTTGAGGATGCCGCCTTCTCCTACTGAAAGAGATTCAGGTTGGCGAGTTTGCTCATTCTCGGCGACCTGTTCGCCCGAAGGAAGCGCGACTACAAGGACTATGACGGCAAAAAGTAAAATTACCGATCCAAGTGCCGCCCACTGCAGAGTTCGTACGTTCATATAGAAAATTAATTATTAACCTCAGTAAATCACTGAAATGCCTAAATTTGAACAGCGAAAAACCAAGGAAATAACGCTACCAGCTTCTGGTGCGATTGTCAAGATTAAAGAGGAGCTGATCGGAAGCGACCTGGATCAGATCGCAGATGCGTCAAGCGACGGGAAAAACACCAGCACCGTGGCCCTTGCTACCCTGCTCATTTTGGAATGGGACTTTGAAAAGGAGGACGGGGACAAGGAACCGATCACGGAGGAAAACGTTGCCAAGCTCAACGCGAAAGACCTGTTCGCCATTGTGAAGGCCGTTGACATCGACACCTCTTTTTTAGAGGGGGCGCAGAGTTAGCCGATAACCCATGGGAGGATTTCAAGGCGGCGCTCTGCATCGAGATGGGCTGGACTGAGCAGGAGTTTTTACAGCAACGTCTCGGATTTATAAATCGAATTATTAAAGTGAAGCGCGACCAAGCGCTCCAGGCAGACAGGGAACAGCGATCATGGCATCTACATCAGAAGTCAAAGTCGTAATATCGGCAGTCGATAAGGCCTCGGCCGACATCAAGAAAGTCGGCGATGCTTTTTCGGCACAGGCAGATCGAATGAAATCGGTGGGCCAGAAGATGAGCGCGTTCATTACGCTGCCAATTCTTGGTTTCGGCGCTCTCGCCTTGAAAGAATCTATCGCTGCAGAAGGAGCGCTTGCGAAATTCAACACAGTATTCGCCGACAATGCCAAGGACATGCTTTCGTTTGTGGATGAGCTTCGAACGACCATGCCTACCGCGCGCCACGAGATTGTTCGAATGGCAGCGGACTTGCAGGACCTTCTCGTTCCTCTCGGGATTACTCGTGACGCGGCAACCGATCTAAGCAAGGGATTCCTGGAGGTGGCCAATCAGATTGGCGCCTTTAACGACGTTGCCCCCACAGAGGTGCTGGAGAGTATCCGCGCGGGTATTATCGGATCGTCTGAGCCGTTGGCAAAGTTCGGTATTGATGCACGCATCACTAGCTTGGAGACGCTAGCGCTCTCTGAGGGCCTTCTGAAGGCAGGAGAGAGCTTCGCGTCCCTTGATCCGAAAGTTGCCTCGCAGATTCGCGCGCAGGCCCTCTACAAGCAAATTGTTCTGCAGTCTTCGGATGCCATCAATGGATTCGAGGTAAATCACAACGCTGCAGACCGACGTATGAAAGAGGTGCAGGCAACCATGCAAGAAATCGCGGTCACGTTGGGAAATGTACTTCTTCCGATAGTGGATGCATTTCTGAAGAAGCTCATCCCAATCGTCCATTCATTTTCTGAGTTGGACCCCAATATACAAAAAGCAATCGTTGCGGTCGCTGCTTTTGCCGCCGTCCTGGGGCCGCTTCTTATTATAGTCGGACAGCTTATTATCGCCGTGCAGGCATTCTCGGCCGCACTTCTATTCTTGGCAGCGAACCCTCTCATTCTTGTAGGCGCTGGCATTGTTGCCCTCATCGCGCTCATTGTCCTGATGATCATCCATTGGGACAAAGTGAAGGCAAAGGTTGAGGAGGTATGGAAAGCGCACGGAAAGACCATTACTGCTGTACTAGCCGTCATAGCGCCGCAGCTGAATCTTCTTATCGGACTTCTGCAGCTCATCATCATGACCCAACAGGGGGTGCGAGATGTGGTCGAGGAAGTGTGGGGTGCAATTCCTGACTTCATAAAATCTGGCGTTGCTTCCATGATTGCGAACATCAATCCTCTTTTCGGGGCGCTAAAAGGTATCCTCGATTTGCTGAACCAGATTCGGGCAGCAGCAGAAAGCGTTGGTGGTGGAGGAGAAAGCGGAGGAGGGATTGGATCTAAAATTCGAGGCCTCATTCCTTTTGCCGAAGGTGGAATTGTTACCAAGCCAACCCCTGCACTCGTTGGAGAAGCGGGACCCGAGGCCATTATTCCTCTCAGCAAGATTGGGCGAGGATCTGCACCAGTGAATATCACGATCGTAAACGAAAACCCGATGTTCTTGGACCGAGACGCTGGGCGTATTTTCGGACGCCAGATGATGGACCAACTGAAGAACAGCTACGGGGGTATTGGATAGTATGGCGATTCAGATCACTGCTGATGGAGTGGATCGAACGCGGTCTGTATCACACGACAGTTTGCTCGTTGAAAATGCGCTGAATAGTCAGCCCGACACGTGCCGCTTTCGTATTTATAAGCGCGCGCAGAATTATGCCCCATCGGTTGGAGAGGAGGTCGTAGTAACGCTCGACGGCCAAAAACGATTCGGGGGGCATATCCTGCGCGTGGACGACGTGGCCCCAGAATACACCCAGCAGGAGTATGACGTGGAGTGCATCAGCTACGAGCAACAGCTGGTGCGGCGCTTGGTAGAGAAGTCGTATGAGAACATGACGATCTTGGAAGTGATCCAGGACCTCAAAGCGACCTACTTCCCTGCGGACTTCACGATCAACAACGCCCAGGGGACCTTCACGATCAGCAAGATCGTTTTCAACTATGTGCCGCTGAATGAAGCCCTGACGCGTCTGGCCAATCTGGTCAACTACGACTGGTATGTGGACTACGACAAGGACCTTCATTTTTTCCCGAAGGAGGAGAATGCGGCCCCGATTACGATCGAGGACGACAACGGAAGCTACATTACGGATTCCCTGAAGATTCGCAGGGATAACTCGCAAATTCGTACCACGATCATCGTCCGCGGAGGAACGTTCCTTGGCAACACTATTTCAGCCGACTACGAAGCCGACGGGGTAGAACGTATCTTCCCCCTGCCGTATAAGCTGAGCGAATTTCAGGCAACGCTGACTGGCAAAATTCTCGATGTGGGGATCGATCCGATTGACGACCCAAATAGCTTCGATGCGCTGCACAACTTCCAGGAGAAGCAGCTGATCTTTAAGGAGGAGGATAAGCCATCGGCGGGAGCAACGGGCGTGATTTCGGGAAAGCCAAATCAACCCCTTGTCGTTCGATACCAGGGCGCCTCGGAGATCTCGACGTTATCAGCCCAGGATGGCAGTGACGGCGAAGCAGAGCATCTCATCGTGGACAGCAGCATCGAGACGAGGGAGGCAGCCCGTGATCGAGCGCGCGCTGAACTGGTTGCCTACGGCGAGACGCTTTCTGAGGGAGAATTTGAAACGGAGACGGACGGATTTTTCGCAGGGCAGCGCGTGGTCATAAACAGCACATCCCGAGGAATCTCGAACGAGGCCTTTATTGTAAATCGCGTGACGGCCCGAATGTGGGGACCCAATCAGATGCGCTACCGCATCTCGATGGTAACGACCAGGACTTTTGACATTATCGATCTGTTGCGGAAGCTTTCGCTGCAGGAATCGGATCGAATCGATACGGATGATAGCGAGACGATTGACCGCGTTACGGCCATTAACGAATCGGTCACGATGGCTGAAACATTCACAGCGCAGGCACTCGACTACGACGTACAGTTTGGCCTGGGGGATTTCCCGCCCACTGGCACGATACGATCATTCAAATTGGGACATTCACGTTTGACCTAAATGGAACACATTATTGAAAAAATTGCAGAGGATATGAAGGCGGTGGGCCACGTGCGCGCCACTATTCGAGATGCAGAGACGGGGGAGATAAAGCGCATCCACGACTATTACAATATCGTCCCAACAGCTGGGAGAGAGCTTTTGTGGAAGCAGATCGACCCCAACTTCGTTTCCACTGATAACGTGATCAGCCATGCTGTCGTAGGAGACAGCACTACCCCGCCCGCCGCATCAGACGTTCAGCTGGGCAACGAGATCTATCGCAATCTGGTTTCTTCCTGGAACGTGGACGGCAAGACCTTTTATGCAACGGGATTTTTCGACAAAACGGAGGCGAACGGGACCATTCGAGAGGCTGGCCTGATAATCGCTGGAGATTCGCTTGCCGACACTGGCACACTTCTCTCTCACGTTGCCATGAACGTTACGAAAAGCTCGTCGGAAACACTCACACTCGACTGGACTATAAATCTAAACGTATAACATGCCACAGCCAGGACAGCCCCTATTTACCGCATACGTAACAGCTGACGTCTTCCATCCCGAAGACGCGAAGGATCTCACGCGCCACCTACGCCGTGCTGGTTTTTATTTTCTTGTTGCAAATGAATCTATAAGTACCTACGCTTCTCCGCTAGCAGTATATATGGCGGCAGACGGAAGAGTTGGCCTGGCAGATAAAGACGTGGCTGGCAAGGAAACATTTTTTGGATTTGCGACTTTAGGACAGGGCGTTTCTGCGGGCGAACGAATTGAGATTATATCGATGGAGGGTGGAGATGCCCTTGGTTTTTCTGGCCTGACAATAAATGGGAATTACTACCTAGGGAATAATGGGCAAGTGACTTCCAGCCAAAATGAGTATCAGCTGGGCGTTGCATCTTCTTCCGAATCAATAAAAATTAAGAAAGGATCTGCCGTTGCTCCATCAGTAGAAGAATTTTTGTCTTCTGGTACTTGGGACAAGCCAAGCGGGGCTGTTCGTGTGAAGGTGCAAATTTGGGGAGGAGGCGGTAGTGGTGGTTCTCGTACTGTATCTGGGCCAAGTGAAACAGCATCTGGCGGCGGTGGTGGGGCCTACAATGAAGGAGAATTTGATGCGGACGATCTCGGCTCATCGGAAGCTGTAACTATTGGATCTGGAGGTGCAGGAGTTTCTGGCAATAATGTTGGAAATGCGGGTGGCAATTCTTCTTTCGGATCTCATCTTTTTGCGTATGGCGGCGGCCGAGGCGCAAGTGGAACGGGAGATGTCAGTGGCGGTGGTGGTGGCGGGGCATTCTCTGCAGGATCAAACGGTGCGACAGGAACCTCAACTATTGCCGCGGGTCGCCCAGGACCATCCCATTATGGGCAAGGGGGTAATGGAGGTTCTGGCACTGAAACAGCATTAAAAGACGGGATGTATTCTGGCGGTGGTGGCGGGGCTTGGAATGACGATCCAGGGGGCCGCGCAGGAGGTTCTTCGGTCTTCGGCGGCGGTGGTGGTGGCGGTGTTGGCCGCGCAGGCGGATCTGGAGGAAGTGGGGGAGCAGGAGGTTCTTCGGTCTTCGGTGGATCTGGAGGCACTGGAAGGGGTAGTAGTAGTAGTGGAGGGCCGAATGGAGTGGCAGGTCAAGTTCCTGGTGGTGGTGGCGGGGCCTCAACTGGTGGAACGTCTGGTGCTGGAGGAAGTGGAAAAGTTCTGGTAACAACATATTTCTCCTGAACAATGGAATCACTAATCGGCCTCATGCAGATATTTCTCAATGACGACAATCCTGTTGTCGTGCTGCAGAGCATCGTCAATATCGCGCTCTGCGGCGTTGTCGTGGTCCAGTGGCGGCATACAACTACGAAGACAGTGCCGAAATGGGTGTTTGATATTTTCTTCGAAAAGATGGAGGTTATTGCCGATCAGACAAAAGACGCTTTGACGCTCATTAAAGACAGACGATGATTATGGAATCACTGACCATATTTTCTATAGCGCTTTCGCTGGTGGTAATCGCGATCAGTAAAAGAATGATGCTCTATGCGGCCCGAAGGCCAGCAAACGGAGAGCTGGAACGTTTGAAGCGTTGGCAGGACCACATCGAAAGTACCGATAAGCTTATTAACGTAATTCGAAAAAAATGAGCGACGGAAAAGATCCCATCTTCGATAATTCAGGACTGATCGATGCCCCACCATTAGAGAAGGATTACATCGCGGGCGATTCATCCCCCATCGGCTATAACGAGATAAGGCCAGACGCAGATTGGCGTGATCTACGCCAAGAAGGGGAGCGTCAGAAGGCCTCACGCATCGAGACGATGGCTTGTGTATCGTTCTCGGAAAACAACATAGCCGAGATCAGTTTTGAGAGACAAAAGCGTGCAGGAGAGGTGTCGATGTCAACCATGCGGGAGCTGGAGGCCCTCGGCTACGTTGTGGATGGCCGCCTCAATCTATCCGATCGTTTCCTTGCCTGGGCATCGGGTACGACCAAGCAAGGAAACTATATGAACAAGGTGGCCGATACGTTGCGAACAGTGGGGGCCGTCCCCGAAGCCGACTGGCCCTTCGTCAATGCTTCTTGGGATGAGTATTACAAAGAGCCGCCCAAAGAGGTCCAGGAGAAGGCAAAGAAATTCCTGGAATTCTTCCAGGTGTCCTACGAATGGGTGTCGGTCAGCGTCAACCCTCAGAGCAAGGCATACATCCGCAATCACTTGAAGCAGGCCCCGTTGCAAGTAGCCCTGGCAACGTGCAGCCCTTGGGATTCGGATGTGAAGTTTTGCGGCCGCGCGGGGACCAACCACGCCGTCACACTTCTGCACTTGGATGAGAACGGAGTTGCCACAATCTTTGACAGCTACGATCCCTACACAAAGGTCCTCTCAGCCGACTACCCCATCCCGTCGGTCTTGAAGACGATCGTTACCATTAAACAACCCGAAGAAATGAACGCACGATTTATTTACGTAAAAGGAAAGTCAGAGCAGTACGTTGAGTGCAACGGCAAGAAGAAATCTGTCCGCGAATTGCCTAGTAAGACAGATTTGGCAGAATTTTTCGACATACCCCTGCAGGAGGTGGAAGTGAGTGCCGATTATCTGAGCAAATTGGAAGACAAAGGTCGGTTCCCGTCAAAACGATTTCATGATCTCGTTGACCCAGAAGCTGCAGACATCTTCGGCGTCAACGTTGGATAAATGGAAAATATCATCGAATCCCTCATCCAGAATTTCAAGGTCACAGTCCTGTCGATGGCCTTCGTGACGATTTTCGTCACCTGGGCAATCCGAAAGTTTTTCGGAGGAGACATGACCTTTTTCGTGAAGGGCAAGAAGCTCGACGCATTCCCTTTGATCCCGATCGTTGTCGCTCTTGCTGTCGTAAGTATTGCAGCAGAAGTCGTATGGCCAACCGCCCCGAAAGGCGAGGTGCTTTTTTACGGCCTGATGCTCGGGGCTGTTGCCTCGGGCCTCTATTCTCAGTACAAAGCGGTCTGGGAAAAACCAGACCGCCAGTAGTAGCTCGTTCTGTGCTTGCGGGGTGTCGAGTTCTTCGGCGCCTCGGTTGGACAGAAGGAGAAGGAGGAGGCCATGTGTCAGGTTTGCGGAAGGAGTGGTGGTGCAATAGGAGCAACCTTGTGCCTATTCTGTTGGGGGAGGGTGAACCGTGTTCATCAACGCTATTCTCGTCGCCACTGATGGCGGCAAGGTGCGGGGTGGGGTGGATGCGGATTGGGTGGTAGCTGTTTTCCAGGACCATTCCATCTTCTTTGACTATCCCACGCAGTTTTTGGTCTCCGAGTGTGATGAGGAGCGGGTCGCAGCCATGACCTTGAACGATGTGTGGGTGGATCTGTGTGCCTTCCATCCATCGTTTTTGCCTCGCATACCGCGACCAGACGGGAGGGTCCGATGAAGTGGTTTCCAAAAGAGTGCAAGGTGTGCCTCGGCACACTCGTGATGCCCGACGATGGCAAGGTGGCCGACTGCATCAACTGCGGCCGCGCCTTCGACCTCATGGAAGGCAAAATCGGTCCGTACTTCTCTCTGCGCGTCCCCGCGCGCCTTGTATAGGGGAGGGGGTGGTCACAATCTAAGTGAGGCCCGCGGGAAACGCGCGGACCTTGCGACCGAGGCCAACACCCTCGGCAGGGGCAGGCATTTATTGTCTGCCCCGAATTCTTTGTGGTATAATATATAAAGGTAGCGAAGGGGCGATTGCGCGCCCCCCTCGCATCCTTTATCGTCAGTGAAAGCGGTCCAGCCAGTGGGCCGCTTTTGCGTCTTTGTGTTGACAAAATAGCAATCCTGTTATATTAAGGCGTCCAACAATTAAACCATGAGGCCCGAAAGGGCCATGCCCTATATGGGCAGCTTGCAGGCAAGTGGTATGATGGCGTTACGCGGTTGGCCAGCTCAAAGGGTCATCCGCGTCGTGGCGAATTTACGCCGCGCAAAGGCCCCTCATAAGACCTCGTG